CTTTAACAAATAAGTCGTTGGGAGATACTTTAGCACTTACAGGCATTAACAAATCTAAGTAGTCAACACAAAGGAAGTCTGGCTTCTTACCAGTTTGTATTTCTAATTCTTTCATGTATGCCCTGATGTCATTTACTGTTGACTGTGCTGGCATGTATTTGATACGTAAGTGTCCTGCTTTCTTGCCCGCTAACTTAACTTTCATTTCAACATTATCAATGTCTCTAAATATTTCTTTTGATGATGTGTTAGTCATCATACTGTCCATACGCATAGCACACAGTCCTTCACTTAACTCTAGTGTTAAGTAACAACCATTCATACCTTGCATTGCCCAGTTAACTGCTAGGTTCTGCATAAACAAACTTTTACCTGAGCCGGAGCCACCTGCCCATATCTGTAATTCCCCTCTGTTAAATCCGCCATACAATAATCTATCTAACATTGGCCAGCCGGTACTTACTTGTCCGTTGCTAGACTTAATTAGCAGTAGTCTACCCTTAGGATCTAAGAAGTAATCTGTCCCCATATCTTTTGTTAATGATATTTGTACCGCATCTTTGATTAATTTCTCTACAGGATCGTAGTCACCTTTTTCTAATAGGTCAGCTGATTTTAGAATTGCACGTTCTAGTTCTTGTCTACGTGTAAACTTTTCAAACTCTTCCATAAACCATTCATAATGGCCTTCTTTAAGATCTGGAATTTCGTCAAATCTAGTTTTAGTAACTGCTTCAACTTGTTTACGGTCTGGCATAACCTGATGTGTGTCAGCATGCTCTTTAATGAAGGCGGCCGCATTCACTAAACTTCTATCAAAGTTTTCAGGATTAAAGATGTTCTGAACCCTAACATAACTCAATGGGTCCTGTAACATCATTTCTAAAAATAGTTTTTGTACGTTAAGCCCGTAATCGTTTACCAAGTTTCTTCCTCGCTAGTTCAATTTTAATTTTACTTGTTTCTCTTGCTGTTATAATAGTTATCAATGTTCCTAATCTACCATATCGTTTTACTGCATCATTTACATCTTTAATTCCTGCATGCCATTCAGGAATACTAACAGCAAATCCTAATGCAATAGCACGATCAATTAGTTTAAGTCCTGCATCATCTTGATCTGGAACTACTATTATATCTTTACCTAAACTCTTTAATAATTGTGCTTGCTTGTTATTAATATCATTATGTAACAATGCTACACAATTCAAACTAAGTGCATCAAATACACCTTCAACTACTATAGCCTGTGTCCAATGATCTTGTTGTAAATCTGTACCAAACACATAGCCTGGCTGTTGCTCATTGATGAACTTTGGTTTCCGATCATCTAAGTATCTCGACGACCATCCAACTATTCTATCATTATATGTATATGGTATAACAATACGGTCTGCTTGTCTACCTTTTTGGTCTGGCGATATCATATATGGATAATCACCTGGGTCAACTGCTCTAGATTCTAGATAGTCAACATACCGTGTATCTGATTCTTCAATTAATCTCAACTCTTTCGGTAATTCAACATTGTTAAATGTAACTTCGGTGACCTGAGTTGTTCTATCTTCTACTAATTGTGTAATATCTTTGTTTTTGAGGCTTTCTAAGTTAAGAGCTGATATTGTTGCTTGATCTACACCGAACCAGGATAACAGTTTACGTACTTTGAAACTTAATGTACGACCTAGTTTGAAGCTAGCTTTGTATCCACAGTTAAAACAGTGATAGCTCCAGTCATGCCCATTTTGTTTTATACCACCACGTTGTCTTTTGTCAACATTATCACCATTGTGTTGGCAACACACAGCATTGAACGATACCCATCCACTGGATGTCCTCTTATGCTTACCTGGTAATATTGATATGATATCTAACATCAAGTTAGTATAACAGAATTTATCTCCGGAATCAACTGTTTTGAAATTATTTCATGCCCATTTTCATTAGGGTGCCCACCAGGTGATGTAATTAGCTCTTTTTCAGGGTGTCTAACTATCCAACTACAATAGTTACGCTCTGGCCAAAGCAGTGTAGGTACGTTCTGGGGAGTAGTCGGAGGCATAATATGGAATTGTATCATTGGTATGTGTAGTCTAGCACTTTTACCATCAAATAAGCCGACGGCTTGTTCGTAATTGTATTGGCGTAGTTCTTCACAGTCACTATACGCAATTAATTTTTTCCCTACGTCACGGAAATGATCAGGAATAACACTACTGCCATATTCTATCCAGGCTGAATGTATAAACTTGTTCCAGACAGGGTCATTTGAATAATATTTGTGCTCGGGGTCAAATAAACTGAATCGATCGTTGTCTGTTGTTCCGTGTAATACTAAACATTCTTCTGGATTAGATTCGTGTCTTAACCACCAAAGAAAAGTCCACATGGCACTTTGTAAACTACCGCCAGGGATTCCGAAATTTTCAACAGGTACATCGTAGTGCTGACCCAATAGACCTAAGAAGCAACGACTTTCTCTATAGTCAACATTCTGAGTCCAACAAGAATGTGCTTCTTTATCTTGTTTACTAAGGTTGGGGTCTAATAGTTCATCGCCGTAGATCCAACTGTCGCCAAATCCAACGATTTTTTTAATTTTGTTCAAACAGTACCTATCTTATTTTAAGTTCTGATATGCTACCACTTGTTTCTTCTATTCTCAATCTAAGATACGGATGGTAACCTGATACAGTTATATATCCAGTTGAACTCGTTGCGGTCAAAGAAATTTCACTTCCTAAATTGTACCATAGGTTATCATCTGCTGTTGCTCCTTCGACCTGAACACTACCTGTAAATGCACTAGGTTTGTATTGCAGGGATTGTACATCATTCGTTCCTTGCCACTCACTTGAATAATGAGTAGTGATTCCGTCGGAATCGAAGAAACTTGGAATAGTAACTGTCTGACTTTGTGTGTGTACTGGCATTATTGAATCTACAATAGTAACAACCCCTCGACCACCAAGATTGTCATCAACAAACACAGCATCATTTAGATCACTGGTTGTAAGACTACGCTCAATTGTATAGTGTGCTCTTTGCGTATCTATCGAATCTAATTCTTGTTCAGTTATTGTAACTGACGCAGTACCTAGAGTAGAACTTATATGAGTCATTGTTTTAGCAAGAATTAAATCACTACCCTCGCCATTAATCAACCTGAATGTAAAGGTTGCTGTGGAATTATTAACAGGTTTTTGGTCCTGATTAACAAATGTAAACACTAAGACATTGTCTGTGCCTTTGTGTAGTTTTAAATTTTTTGCATACACGGGATTGTACCTCATTGATGTTAGAGCCTGAGTGGTGTCACGTAATACCACTTGGTGTTTTTGCTTATATAAATAGACTTGAGTTGTAAACATATAGAGTATTTATCGATCAATGAGCCATGAGTTCTTTAAAGAGTTATCAGACAAGTATCCATTCATTACTGTAATTAGTTATGCTGGTGCAGAATACGTCGGTATTATGCAAAACAGGGACGCTACTGTTACTACTCTATACGACTTTGGCAGAATTGTAGACCTGAAGTTAAAAACTAAGTTCTTAGATCTTGCTAATGTCTGGTGGTGGGAATCAAATCGATCAATTCCAATTAATATATTCTTACGTGAAGAATGGAGTGTGTTCAGACCTTACTTACAGACATTTATTAATAAAGATTTAGTAATATTATTAGGCCCAAGTATTAGTTTAAGTGATTTAGCAAAGAAACGTACTAAGAAAAAATCAATTACACTTGTTCGTCGAGTTGACTAAGAAACTGTTCAAGCTGTTCTGTAGTATCATCTTTGTAGCTGTCCCATAATTTCCAAAAGTGGTCAATATTATAATCTACTATTTTCTGACAATCTCTAATAAACTGGTCAAGGTCTAAACTTAGTAATCTTTTTATCTCTTCTACTAACCAAGTTCCGCTGTCCATCCATCTATTCATGCCTGCAAAGTCTTCTCTGATAATACCGTTAAATGTTTTAAATCCTAGTTCGTGCAATCTGTTATAATGATTAGCACTGGCTAATGCTAAGAAAGGATGTCCTGCTATAATAGGCTTCCAGGTTTTTTCAGATATTAAACTATATCTATGCAACACAGTACTTTCAGCAAACACTGAAAAGTACGTATCGGTATATTGTTTAATTATAACAGGTCCAGCGGCCCAAGTGTCCCAATCTATTAGATTTTTTCCAGTTTGCGGATCATACTCTGACGGCAATTTATTTCCATGAGTCGCTTTTGGGTCATCCATATTAATATTTGACCATAACGCATTATCAAGTAGGCCTTGCCCATGTAGATCCCTAATCAATCTACTCCTATGCGTTCTTATCCTGTTATTAAGAAATAAAAACGTATAAGGTTTCTGATAATGCCGTATCATTAAATGTCTGTTGTCTTGATTAGCGTTACCAGTTAGCCACATTAGATATTCAATATTTAATGAATTCATTTTCTCCGGCATTTGTCCTGAACATATAATACTAAACTTTTTGTCTAATGCTAACAGTAACAAACCATCCTGATCCAGGTGCCTAATTAGCGTGCTAGAGCCTTCTATGCAGTTTTCTAATACAACATGCTCATTGGTATTCTTTATATAATCGATATGGGCCTTATTGTCGTTACAATAGGTAGCCACTGGAATTATCTTTATTGCATCTTTTGGTAGGTTGGGTAGTTCTGCTGTTGTGTAATGGTCAGCACG